AAGCCTCGCGTTCATCTTGGCGAACTAATTCTGCAAAACGTTCTAGCTCTTCGTCAATCGGGTACCCGTCGCTGCACCATATCCATCCAATGTCATCAAAGTTGGAAGATGCAATATGAAACCCAGCTTGTTTGGCTAAGTCTTTATGTTTCATTGCTGCAACCCCTCTTTAACTAAATGAATAATCTGACGGCTTACCGAGCGGGTCTGTTCGTCAGCCTGGGCTTTCACCACCTTGAACAATTCAATCGGCATACGGATGGTGACAAAATGGTCTTTGGGTTCTTGTTTCATGGTTTATCCTTAGTTACTAGTTATCTTAGTGGCCAACAACTGACGCGCTTTGATTGCTGCCTCGGACTTTGGGTCAGCGTCACGCAAAAGTGCTAAAACGGCTGACAGTAATTCCATACTCCATTCTTGTAATGCCATGATTCTCTCCTAGCCCCCGCAGGGGCAATTGTTTTTAATGTTCAAAAGCTACGCAAACTGTGCAACCACTACGGACGCAATCGTGGTTTTTTTTGTACTTGTCATGCTGAAGGTTTACTGGGTCAACAAGGTCAAAATACTCAACGTCATAACCTTCGTCATCAATGTGGCAAACCTCATCTTTGCCAATCCAAGAGTCTTTGGCGGCAACTACAAACATTGCCTCGCCGTTGCCAAAATTCAATGACTCTTCGATCTGGGCTGCAACTGCTAACACTTCCGCATCAGTAAAAATCTTTTGAATATGCAAGTCAGACAGGTGCATACGGATTTCTTTCAAGCCCTGCGCGTTTACTGTTTTCATGGCGTTTCCTTAGCCCCCCGTGGGGGGCGGTTGTTTTAGTTTGTTTTGATTTCAAAATACTTGGCTTGGGTACCGCAGCCGGTAGTGTCAAATGAACGCTCGGCTTCTGCTGACATCTTGCGAAACTTTGGCTCGCCTGTAACTAGGCTAATGCCCATAGGGCGTTTGCATTCAAATAACAAGTTGTAGTTATCAAAGTGCTTGCAGTTTTTGCATAATTTCATGGTATTTCTCCGTTAGTTGATTGATGGCGTCTTCTGCACCATGACCCACAATAACACAATAATCCACACCTTGTAAATATTTAATCATTAATTGTTGTTCTTGTGACAATTTCCCACCTTTTGCTTTCTTCATCTCCACCCACACGCGCCACGCAGGGATGAAAAGGTCGGGAATGCCAGGCACAACGCCCTCAACTTTAAGGCTCATAGCCTGTGACTTAGAGCGAAGCCCGCCGTTCGGGATGGCAAAGATTAATGTATCCGGATATGTGCGCCTAAACCACATCACAACTCGGGCTTGTTCTAGGTGTTCTGATACGGTTGCCATAGTCGCTTCACCACCTTATAAAATTTGCCATCACGCTTATACGAAATCATGGCTGGCGGGTTGGACTGATTCATCTGTGTAACCAAGTACGTCAATGGTTCTGAGGCTTGATTAATGCCCGATAGCGTGGCGTTTGAACGTTGCGCTATGTCATGTAGCAACGTCATAGCTTTGTTGCCCGCATAGCCCTGATTTAGCACCGGAAGATATTCTGTAATGGGTGGGTCGGTCAGACCACCATAGTAAGTAAGCGCGATCATTTCGTTGCCTGAAGCGCGGCTGACGTGCTTCCTCCAGTGCCAATCGGTGATCGGCATATCAACACCTTCAAGCCCCATGATGTCGTCGTGGCGCAACACTAGTTTCTTTTCAGGTGCCGGTGGAAATGGTGTCCCGCAGTTGGGGCAGGTGTGCGCCGAGATGTGGACAATCTCATGGCACACGTCGCATATCTTGACTGGTGCCTCACCCTCGCCTGATCCACCTTTTTTTGGTGGCTGCACATTGGTGATTGGCCCGTGCATCTCGACCACACCCGCAAAATCCAACACCAAGCAATGATCGGTGTGGCTCTTGGGGCGCATCCCACGCCCTGCCATCTGAACGTACAAAGACGCTGACATAGTTGGGCGCAGCATGGCAATCAGATCAATGTCAGGGTAGTCAAAGCCGGTAGTCAGTACGTTTGCGTTCGTTAACGCACATATGCGCCCAGCTTTAAACTCGGTCAGGATCCGTTCACGCTCGGCTTTGGATGTGTCGCCGGTCACGCACGCCGCGGTCACGCCCTGGTGGGTCAACTCAAGGCAAACGTGCTGCGCGTGTTTGACGCCCGCGCAAAAGAACAACCAGGCTTTGCGTTTTCCCGCCAACTTGATCACTTCACGCACCACGGCAATATTCTTATCAGCGTTATCGACCGCGGCTTGCAACTCCGAATCGATGTACTCGCCACCACGCTTTTTCACACCGCTAACATCTAGCCGTTCTGTTGTTAATTTGCTACGCAGGGTTGCCAAATATTTTTTATGCACCAACTCCTCAATGCTGACCGGCTCAATCAACGCATCAAATAGTGCTGGCTTATCGGTGATCAAACCATGCCCAAGGCGGTACGGCGTGGCGGTCAACCCTACGACCCTCAAGTGTGGATTGATCGCTTGTAGGTCGTTTAAAAGGCTGCGGTAACCACCCTCATCCTTGTGGCTCACTAGGTGACACTCATCGATAATCACCAAATCAATGTGACCGAGCAACGATGCCTTAGTCCTGACACTTTGGATTCCGGCGAACGTAATTGGTTCGCCCAACTGGCGTTTGCCGATCCCCGCCGAGTAGATGCCCAGGGGGGCGTTGGGCCAATGCAGTCGCATCTTCTCAGCATTCTGCACAATCAATTCTTTGACGTGCGTTAGCATCAAGATGGTGGTTTCGGGCCATTCCTGCAAAGCATTCTTGCAAAGCGCAGCCACAATGTGACTCTTGCCCGAGCCGGTGGGTAGGACTAGACAAGGGTTGCCGGTCGGGTGCGCGTTGAACCAGGCATATAGCTGGTCGATCGCGCGTTGTTGATAGTCACGTAATATTGTCATTTCAACTCTCTCGATTAATAAGTTTCATACCGTATTCATTAATTCCGGTAGGAATCTTAAAATCGGGGTTACGTTTTAAAATATTTCGTTTAAACACGTCAAAATCAATGTGATGATGCCATCTGTCATAACGCCAAACTAGGCTTGCCATATCTGGATGCGCTTGCACAATAGCTTTTGATTTTTCAAGAGTGCCTTTGCCGTACAACTCTTCAGTGTTGCCCCCTTTAATGCTTTGAGTAGCAGCTTTATTTTGCAAGAAAGCGTGAAACATAACCGTACACCAGCCATCTTTTAAGATCCTAAGCGACAAATCAAGATCTTCGTTGTACTTTTGCGTCCACCTGTATGGGATATCGTTGCGGATCAATATGCAACTAAAAATTCTAGTGTTTAACCTAAACGCAGGTTTTTTACGCCGATTGCCGCCTGCAAAAAATTTGTACTCAAAACCTGCTTGTGCAATGTTTTCGTAACGCGCCACAAAATCTTCAGACGCTTTAAAAATAGATCCCGAATACACAGGCACCCGTTCGTTGCGATTGAGCCTCACAAAGCCGGTAATGTTGTCGTCAAGGATCCAGTGCCATGTCGCACCTTCAGAGATCGAATGCTCCCAAATCCAGTTGCGCGCAGGCGTAGAACCCATGCCGAGATTGCTGAACGGCAACACTAGTATTTTCTGCGGGTCAATCACAGCGGCGTACTCATCGTACTCTTGCGGCTCAATCACAATCTTGTAAGCGACGCCCATTTGTTCTAAAGCTTTGCTCGTAAGCCTGCTCTCCCACCTTCCCTTCAATACGATGTAAACAGGATGTTCAGGATTCATCGACGTATATCTTTTTGGTGGTTTGCTGAACGGGAAATAGCACGCTTTTTGTTGTGAACGTGATGCGTTTGCCAATTAACTCAGAAAACGCATTCATATCTTCAACGGTTAAAAAGTTAACCACCACTGAAGAAATTGATTTCATATCATCTTGAACGAACTCTGGCATACCCTGCCACTCTTTTTGCCAATCAAATTCTTCATCTCCAAATAAGTCTTTCATCCCCCCACCTTCGCACCGAATATCTCACGCGCCTCGGCAATAAATTTGTCGTCAGCAGCACACGCCTTGGGGTTTGCCACGATCTCACTACTTGTAAAGGTTTCCCAATCGCTCACGCCATTTCTAATGTCACCATCAGGTGTTATCCAAATGATTGCCTTGCCTTCAACCTTGTGTTGCCACGGCACTAGGTCGGGGTGCAGAATGTGCGCTTCGCAGCCCTGCTTTTGGTTCTCGAAATCAAGCGGCACGTCATATTCTGCACAATGCCAAGTTCCGTCCTCTCGAGCCGTGGAGTTGGTGCAAGTGCGGCAGTTCACCTCTTTTGTCAGTTTAGTTTTGTGACAAAACTCATGCGCGGCGCAAAATCTGCATTCGAACCAAGTAGGGTCGGTGCTAATCGGTGGTGGCATACGATCGGCTTTGACCAGGCGGTAACCCCGGTCGATCGCTTTTTGTGCAGCGTCTTTATTAAAGCGCACCCGCTCGGTGTAAATACGATCGTCATCTTTGCAGATGGCGTAGTACAACGCACGATCAACACCTAGCCCCATCATGTACGCTTGCATTTGCACAAAGTGTTGGGGTTTGCTCTTCTCAACCCCGTTCTTTTCTAAATCATCAAACGATTTCTTGCCGTGCGTCTTAATCTCTAGCACATGATGCGCGTTGGGCGCCTCCGGCACCCCTGACTCAATGATCCCGTCCATGCTGCCTGAAACATGGCACCCAAAGTCCACGCGTGACTGGTTCTCTCCCGTGCGTTG